GACTTCTGTAAGTTTTGAATATCTCACATTAGTCTTTGTTCAGGAGTTAGTTCATTTACTTCTACCATATTGTGTGTGTTATTGAGTTACTACGTCTGCTATTGAGCTTGCACCTTGTTGTTGATTACCTTGTATTGCAGCATTAGTGAATTGTGCAGCAGAAGATCATAATACTCAACCTCATTGTCCAGGTGCTTGCTCTCTTCTTGATTGTCCACTTAATATCATTGCTTCTTTCCTGGCTTGAATTGCTCTATCTCTAGAATCAGTATCCATTGCTTTTCCATATACAACAATGTAAGTCATGTGGTCTTCTTGTAAATCTTCAATTTCATTTACATCTCTATCTCTATTCAGTAGTTCTAAGTCCATTCTTGCACTCATTTCTTCAACAGATGAAGGAAATAATACAGAAACTTTATCTTTACTTAATCATTGAGCTCTTGCAATACTTCTTTTAGCAAATGTTTTACTAATAGTAGGAGAAGTAGGGTCTTGTAATACTAAATCAGCAACTACAAGCAAACCAGCCTTTTCTTGCTCTTTCATTGCTTCCTCTTCACTTTTATTAATGATTTTAACATCAATATTAGCTCAAGTGTCAATATCTTTTCTTTTAACTGATTGTATCACATTACCGAAAGAGTTTTGTAACATTATATTCTTTTCTCCATTGAATGGGAAGAATTGATAATATTCTCTTAGCCAATCTCTCCAGAAGTCTTTTTCTCACCATTGATTAATCTTGTTGTTTAATACAAGTTTAACGTTTTGGTTTCTTTGGATTCTTTGGTTTTCAGTAGCTGTAATAGATTTATCAGGAGTTCACCCAATTGCTCTTTCATCTAGTCCCATATCATTAGAACCTTGCTGTCTAATAATTTGAGCCATACTATAAGCATCTTGTTTGATTGTACCTCTTTGTACTTCCTTAATAGGGTTAGGGTTCTTTTGTAAATCAGCTCTAACGTATTTAGGTCATTGAGTATGTTGTCTTAAGTCATTTAGGTTTTTAATTGCAGATGTATCAACTAGGAATGTATCACCCCATGCTTCATGTTCTGCTTTAATTCTATTTAGATTTAAGAATAATTGTTCAATCTTTTGTTTATCTTCTAATAAATCAGGAACACAGATACCAAATGGGTCTCCTTTGAATGGTTCATAGTGATTTATGATAACTGGATATTTAATCAAAGAGTTATCTTTCTTTTCTTCTTCATATACTGGGTTAATTTCTTCAAATCTAATTAGAAGAGTTTGGTCATTAGCTAAAGTAACTAAATACTTTTTACCTTTGATTGTAGTATAATGATTATATATTCAGTAAATAGGTTGATTTTCTGTTTGAGGTGTTCCTCAGTTAGTTTGTCTTGATTGTTGGATTTCATTTCTTCTTCTTTGTTCTCTTTCAGACTCAGAAGGTGTTATTTTATCTACATTAAAGTAAATATTTGTTGTTAGGTCTGAATCGTCTACTTCTAGTTCAAATCAGTGGAATCTATAGTTATCTATATAACCTAAAGGGTCTGGAATCCATGATATAGGGTCAATAGACCTATAAACAGGAACATTTCTTACTTCATCCCAATGGTCAAATATTCTAATACCTACTCAATAGAATAATCTATTCCATTGTACATCATAAGTAAGTTTTTCCATATCCATTTCTTCGTAATCAAACTCAGCAAGATTATTATAGTTATCTGCTAACTCATCATCTCAAAGTTGTCTACCTGCAAAGTTTACAGTTATTTGGTCAGAGTAATACAAAGACATTAGTGTTTGCATTGTAGAACGGATAGTTCTTACATATACTTTATCACTTTTCCCTCATTGGTCAGCAATATTAGTATATAATTGAAGTCTTTCTAGGAATAGTTGTCTTTTTTGGTCAACAAAATTAACTCAAAGCTGTCTTTCTTGTTGTACTTGTGTAATAATTTCACTTTCAGACATTGGAAGTCTAGGTTTTGCCACCATATAGCTATATATTTATGGGTTAATTGTGTGTTTTAATTATATTAATTAATATTTGACATATTGCAAGTTTTTATAGTCAAGCAGAGAAATCTATAATAATAGGAGAATTATCAATTTCTACTTCTTTGTGTGATACAGCAAAATATCTAAAAGAATCTGCTCCATGAGAAGCCCAATCGTGTCTTGGTTGGTCTCTAAATATCTTTTTCTTATCATCGTAGTCTTTCTTATAGTTTTCAAGACATTTAATCCCTTGTGCTGTCTTATCTATATCAAATCTACATCTAGGTAATATCTTTCTTGTTGTGTTTATATCCTCAACAGTACTTTTCGTTTGTGTTATATATTCAATCTTATGAGAACCGTATCTCTCAGTCGCTAATTCAAATGTACTAAACTTAGAATCAATTTTCTTTTGTTTAGAATCATGTGGTAGATATACAGAACCTAGTTGTCCTCATTGTTCTTTAATGTAATTATCTATATAGTTAAAATACTCTTCAATATATTTTCAATTATCTTCATAGTATCATATAAAATTAAAGAATTGTCAGTCATTCTGTTTAAACCATATACTTGTTGCATCATTTCTACCTAAATCAAAATACACATCAATAGGAGTTGTCTTACTAAATGGCAATTGGATTATTCTGTTTTGCTTTCTAGCATCTCATATTTGGTCAGCATAGTAAGAACCTATTGCACCTACATCAAATGAACAATAAAACTCTTGCTGAATCATTTCTTCACTCATTCACTCATTACGTTCTTGTTCTATATACTCTTTAGATACCACTCATGTGTCCTCTACTGATAGTTTTTGATTAAACCATTTATCGCTAGCTTTGGCAGTATTGAAAAGCTCATAGAAGTGATTTTTACCATTAGGAGTAGAATTAAAAATAGCCCATCAGCCGTTTTCAGCTAAAATAGGTCTTAGTACATCCCAAACAGTTGGGTTTTGAAAAGCATATTCTGAGAATATAACTCATTTCCAGTTCGTTCAACGTATTGAATCTATATTCTCAGAACCTAATACTTGAATAAAAGAACCGTTCTTTAGTGTGAACTTTAATTCAGTTCCATTTTCTCAGGCTAATATTTCTTTTGGTATATGGTCTTTGAATTTATGTCATTGTTTATCTATTGAATCCCATATAATCTTTCTCCCTTGGTTATAGGTTGGTAATATATAAGCGTACCCTCAAACCTCCCTTATTGCTGCTTCAATTACTAAATTAAAGAATGTCTTATCTTTTCAGGCACGTCTATGCCAGCAAGTTACAGCTCTTTTCCCTCTAAAAGAATCTCACGTTCTCATGTATTCCATTAAAGGCTTTTGATAATCTCTATAAGAAAGATTATGGGGAATATTTACTTTCTTTGTCATAATCTATATTATGTTATGTGTTAATTAAATTAATTTCTAATTCATTTATCATTACACCTGTTATTTGTTCTGAATATTTATTAAAAATATCTATTTGTAATCATGAATCAACCTTATAACAATTATATATCATGTCTTTAATCTCTTTAGGCTCTGGCTTTAAAAAGGGGAATATCTCAGGAAGTATTTCTTTTCAATCGTATCTATTAAAATATTCACTCAATTCTCAAACCTTTTGATTTATACTTGAATCCTCACAAAATACTATTTTATATATAATGTTATCTATTTTTCTTTTTAATCCTTCCTTCATACTCTATAGTTTATATGTTAAATAGTCTTATTAGATTGGTTCTTTTTCAAGTTTCTTCACAAGTACTTCGTTTAATTAAGTTTTCTCTTTCAAACTCTTTATTGCAATGCCTACATCTATATTTATACATATGTTTTATTTTAATTCTATAATATAATCCCATATCTCATCTAATAACTTTCTTTCTCAATATTCTTTTACGGACATTCACTTTCTAGATATTTCTGCAAACATATTTTTTAATTCGTATTTTATTTCTGTCTTATTTTTCATCTTCTCTTCTATTAGTTTATAATATAGTAATTGGTTTGGTTAAGCGCTTGTTGAAGTATCTCACTTATCCTTAAAATATAGGAATGTTTTTCAAGTATCCCAATCAAATCACTGAAATACAGTATCTAGTCTTAACACAGGAGTTGCTCATATTGTAGCATTTGAATTATTATCTTGCATAACTAATTCGTTCTCTTGATTTAAATTACTTAAAATTTCTATTAATTCTTTTACTTTCATCTCTTCTATTTAATTAATAATATATTCGTAACTAACCTTGGTTAATCTAAATAACAATCTAAAGCATCTAATAATATTACTTTTTTCTTTATAGTCCAATCTGTTCAATCTACAAATGGTTCATTGTCAATATCTTTTTGAATCAGTATTTGTAACTCTCTCATTTTTTCTTCCATAATCTTTTTCTTTAATTAATAAACTTTACCTCAATTAACCTCATCAAACGCATCAAACAATTCCTGGGAGATTGATTTCCCTCTGTGTGCATAGAATGGATTCAAGTATAACACCTTCTTACAATCTCCTTTTAGTTTGTGGCTACCAATGAATCCTTTCTTCTTTAAAAATGCAACCAGTGTTCTCTTATTACTCTCTGATATGTTTATATAATCTAAACTAATTCTGTTCTTTGTGTCAATAGACTCTTTTAATAAACTTAAGTATCAATACTTTAATACTCAAATATCATCTGCGACTTTTCAGAAGTCTATCTCTATGTTATCTTTCATAAAATAATATCGTAAATAAATTAAATTAAATTTGTCTTTTTTGTATTCATGCATATAGTGGCTTCAAAGGTATAAGTTTCAACGGCTTATGCCTATTTTATTGTCTTTTGTCTTAAAGTCAAGACTTTTTAGTCTTAGGGTTAAGACTTTTTTAATTCCTTATTTATTTGATTATAGTCAATACAATTTAACTATTTGTAATTTATTTGCTCTTATTCTTATATATTCAAGTCCACCTCTTACAATTCAAGCAATAAAAAAAGCCTATTTCTAGACTTATCCTATGATAAATTGAATTTTATTATCTTCTCAATCATCTTTCTTTCAGAAGAGAGCTTTTCTCTTAGTAGAGTTGTTTGCTAAATCTCAAATGGTTTTTATATCTTGTAGTGATAATGCACTTACATTAACGCTTCAGTCATCATTTTTAGGGGCTTCATCAATAATTTTTTGCAAAGTTATTTCATTAGCTAAGTCCATAATCTTATCATCATTTTGAAGTATTTTATCCATAATATTGCTTTCTGTTCAAGATTGTTCAAGTTCATTAACTTTATCATTAACATTTCCTAAACTTAGTCAAGTATCTTTTGCTACTTGTCTTTGAGATTGTGTTGGGTCTTTTAATAAAGATTTAGTTACCTTTGCTTTATTGATTAGTTTATCTTTTCTTTCTATAGTCATGCTATTTAAAATTAGATTCTATTTCTTGCAGTCTTTCGATGCATTGTTCTTTAGTTCCTTTGTAAGATACTGTTTGTTTATCATTAATCCAGAATTTATATTCTCAATCTTTTAGTTCACATTGAATATCTTTATTCACTAATAGTTCTTTAATTTCTTCCATTATTTATTTCTTAATAGATAAGCTCTTCTTCTACTAGTCATTCTAACTACAGAATCTTTAGTTGGTTCTACATATCCTTTAGCTGTTCTAGTTTTAAGTTTAGTAATTTGTTTTACTTCCTTAACTTCTTGTACAGCTTCAGGTTCAATAACAACTGTTTTAGTTTCTACTAATTCTTTAATCCCTAGTTTTTTTAATAGAGTTTCTTCTTTCATTTGAGAAGAAGGGTATTTACCAAACTTTTCTTTGTATTGTTCTCTTAAGTCCATAATTATTTAGTTAATCCTAGGCCTTCTTCTAGGCTAAAGTATTTGTTTAATTCACCTACTGCAAATTCTTTTGTTTTGTCTGAGATTGTTTGTTGATATTCTTCTAAGAAGTTTTCGTGTTTTTCTCTTACTGTCTTAGTAGCTTCATCTAATTCTTTTAAGTATTCTTTCATAGGTTCTACAAATGGTTTTTTAACATCTGTTAAGAATCTTTCGTAGTCTATGTTTAATAACTCAATGTTATGAGTCTTTCTCCCTACTTTAAATATGAATTTCATATCTCAGTTAGGTTTAGTTTCTGTTTTAATATCTTTAGCTTTTGGTTCGTTCTTAGTTATTGTTTCAATTATATAGTTTTCTTCTGCTTCATGATGTGTCATAATATGTGTGTTAAATTGATAGAGAGGTAACACACTTCCTCTCTATCGTTAATTTAGGTTGTGTGCTTTTTTATTAGTATAGTTATTATTTCTCAAGTAACAAATTAAATTTTTTATTTATTTCTTCTACATGTTCTTTAATTAATTGAGCCTTTAATGTTTCTCAATCTTTTTCTAATTCATCTGCTATATTATTTATGCAGTGAGTTTCGTATACTATTGTTTTGTTCATAGTCATAGTGTGTTATATAAATACTCTGTTGGGTTGTCTAAGTTTTTTAGTATATCTTCTTTTATTATCATTGCTTCAATTCAGTTTCTTATTCTCCATCAATATAGCTTATTAAAGTACTTATCAATAAACTCTTGAGTGAATATAATCTCTCTTACATCTATGTACTCAGGTCAACAACAATCCCATTTATAGAATCAATTTGGTCTTACATCAGTGTTCCAATATTTACTTTCATACCCTATCACATCACATATTTCCTTCAATTTTTCGTGTTCAGTCATAGTCTAATCGTTATTAAGTAAGTCTTTATTTTCGTATATATTTCAGATTATTTCAATATCTTCTTGTGTTCTACTCCATAATCAAGAATGACTTTCTGAATATTCAACAATATATATAAACATATTAAAATCACAATTTATTATTGGGTAACTATCAGTGTCGTAATGTTTTCAATCTATTACTATTAATTCACCTTCTCAATCTCTAATTATATCCCCTTCGAATATTTCCTTTCAGTTCTTATCCTTGAGTCATGTGTATTGCATTACTTCTATATCTTTTCTTAATAATCAATCATCTTGAGTAAAACTTATAATATTTCATCAAGGTAGAAAATATTCTGCCTTTTTATCCCAAACTCTAAACTTAATTTCTCTCATAATATCTTAGTTAGTTAAATAATATCACACCACCAACCCCACTTACTTCTTCTGTAACTAATATACCTATCGTTATGTTGTCCTCCTAGTTGATAGATATCCTCAACGAGTTTCAGGGAAGTAAGTATTAGGGCTTTTACTCTCGTTAAGGTTGGTTATGAAAACTAGGCAGGATAAGTGGTGTGATTAGAGAGGTTAAAAAGAATTTACCAGTAAGTAAAAATCCTCTCTGTTTATTAAAGATAGCTGTGTTCGAATTAGCTATCTTATGTACTTATTATATGTATTTTTTGTTAAATTACAAGGCTTTCATAAAGTCTTCATTCATAAGAAAGTATATTTCTTCTACTTGTTTGTTAATTAATTCATATATCCCCTCTGGTACAAAATCATTTGTATTGTTCAAAAATAAATCTGTTAAGTAATCTCTGTTACAAGTAAATCAAGCAATATCTTCTTTTGCTTCCTTAGTCAGACTAATAATCTTATTACTATCAAACTCTATCATTCCTTTTTTTAGCAATACTTTTAATCCTGTGCTTGTACTTCATGGAGTAATTCCAATTTCTCTACTTAAGTCTACTGCTCTACAATATCCTTGTCTATTAATTACTGTATTAATTCATTCAATGTATGTTGCTGTACTTTTAGTGTGTTTCATAATTTGTTATGTTAAATAATCTTTTGTTAAACTGTTTTGTTTGTTCTTCACTAGGTTCTTCTCTAATTCAAAGAGCCATTTCTATTTTAACTCTAGTGGCTAATAATAGTTCGTCTTTTCTATTCTCGTATAGGTCTTCAGCTTCTTCTATGTTTTCCCTCCGACCTTCTAAAGTACGTTCTTTAATCATCTTATTTATTATTAATTAAAAAGTATTCCCTATTGGGGGTTATTTAACTTCCAGCATTCTAAGGTTATTTTATTTAATGACTCTCATATAATATCGTCAATTTCTCATTGATATTCTTCCATTCACTCGACCTTTAATATTTTTTCTTTTATTAAATTTCACATTTCTTGATAGTCTTTTTCTGTAAATTCCATCTCTTTTATTTAAGTAGTAAATCCCTTTGTAGGGAGTGGGTTATTTAATTAAATTTATGTTAATTTTCTTTACTAACTCATCAATTAAATCTAATCTGCTTTGACCTGTTTCTTGAATGTAATTTTTTCATTCTTTTATTAGTTTTACTTGTCTACTGATTCTTGAAATCATTTCTATTGAGTCATTTAGTTCTTTTTCTGTCATAATACTATCCTTTTAAAAAATTAATAATATCTAATAGCACCTTGTCTTCTTGTTCGTAGAGTTCTTTTGTGATGTCATACTTAATAACTAGACTTATTCAATTGTTAAATAATTCTAATTCTCAATTAATAACATCAATATTAAGTATTATTTTTTTCTCATTACAATACATCATTAGATGTTTTAGAGATAGAGGGTTTCAGATTATTTTAGTTATCCAATAAAATTTATCTCAAATATCAGCCATATCAAAACTCATTGAATTATCATCTGAATTATCCATATCTACATTTACTATTTGAAATCAATTTATATGTGCATAACTTCTGTCTGCTGTCATTAATCAGTTTGAAATTCATTTAATAATTAATTCACTTCATCAATTAGAATTTCTTCATTTTTCAGCACACTTTATATTTACCCTACACCCAAACCTCATCTCCTTCACATCTTTCTCTACACTCTCTACTGTACATAGTATTTTTTGTAGTTGTTCTATTGGTTTTTTCATCTTAATATAGTTTAATGATATAAGTTATTTTAATCTAATATTTTATTCACTCTATCTCTAAACAGGAATCAATACTTTTCTTG